CACTTCTTTGTTTTGAGTATTGCCCGATAAGCTGTCCAACATCTGAATGGGCAATCTGATTAGTAATTCGTGGGCCAAGAATTCCAGTTGCGACTGCACCAACGGATTGTTCAAGCAATTTAATTGCTCTGCCTGGGCCAGCATTGACCCCCATTGAGAATACCAAAAAGTCCAATCCTCTGGGGAGTACCTCGCAATAAGTTGATCGCCAGTATCGTTGTTCATATAGTGGGCTAATCTGGTCAATGGTTAGATTTCGCATTTCCTTTTCAGTTGCTTCGTGTCCAGTCCATTCTGACCATGTGGTGTTAGTAACACCCATATTTGTCCACTTTTCACCATCGCCCAGCTTATCTGTAAAGCCGCCTTCTGACTTTAATAATAAAGCCAGGCAATTCTTAAAGTTACCAGTCATCTTAGATCGTTATATTTCTCGATGACATCGTTTCGTTCTATCTCTGTTGCTGAACATTGCTTGGCAAAGTTGATAAGAAATTCGACATTTGACCCAGATAATCTGAATTCTTCGTTTGGTATGGCAAGGGTGGCGGTACTGCCACTTGTGGTGCGGTTGTGCAAGCCAATAGAACGGTACTGACTAAGAAGTAACTGATAATGAGTTTCAAGGGCATCTTTTTCATTTTGGGCTTTCTGCGTTTGTTCGGCTTGTTGATTAGCTACCTTTTGCTCCCATTCGGCTTTTTGTTTGAGTTCTGCGGCCTGATATTCCACCAAGCCGTTATGACCAATACGATAACCGATAAAACCAGAGCCAAAAAGAAACAAAGCAACCAAACCAGCTTTGACATAAAAACCTATAGGTAAAGGAAACATTATTTTTCGTCTAATGGCTTAGTAGTAACAATACGCAATAAAGCCGTAATTACACCAATGCCAATCATAACCGTATTAAAACTAATATCGTCAAGCAATCCACGCAAATACTGGGAATTGTCTGAAACTGCGCCCAAAGCGGTAATAAGGCCGCTAAACCACATCGTTTTGGATTTAATTGCACCCCGAATTGTGGCTTTAATCTTTTCATATATTGCGTTCATTTATGAAACCCTTGAATACTAAGAAAACCGTAAAACAGCCAAACGATTGCGCCAGCAAGTAATGTGGCTAATGACCATTTTCCGAACTTAGCAAATTGTTTATCTAACCATTCCTCAATTGCTTCCTTCATTATTTCTTTTTCTTGGTCTGGTGTCATCTGATCGGGCATAATAAAATCAAAGTAAAGGTTAATGAAAATATTATATTGTCCGATATATTACAGAATGAATTTTAACACTTCTTCGGGCTTTACAAAAGCATCTGGATTATGTTTGGTAAAATCCCACCATAAGAATTGATTTGGTGCTAAATAACTACGATCTTTCAGCAAATTAATGTTTTCTGGGTGGCCATATATCAGCGGATCAGATACCGACCATAATACAACGCCAGGCTTGCCACAGTCCCATGCAAGATGCTGAAAAAAACTATCACAACCAATCCATGTGCGACATTCGGCTATTAATTCTTTTAGTCTGGCGATTGGCAAGTTTTTAACAAACTCTGGCACAAGTTGTTCTTCGCCCTCAACGCCAACTTGAATAATGCGTTCATCTATCTGGGCAATTAATTCTTTCCAGTAAGGGTAGTTTTTGGGATTGTTTTTGCCATTAACCAATGGTTTGGCAAACGGGGCTATCAAAATCATAAATACAACTTCCTATACGCATCTTCTAAACTGCCAGTCCAATTCCATTGCGCCATTTTTTTGTATATATTCCATTGGTCTATATCGCCAAACATGGCTTGGGCTTCCGCAATTGATCTGCCTGGCATTATTTCAGGATAACAACTAAACACCATAGGATTGCGTATCTGAGATATAACACGCTTGCATACAATGTGATCGCCAGCACCGCAATTAAGAACCACAGGGGTGCAATCACCCAGCCCAACAATATTTCTGAAAATAGCTTCATCATGTTGATACATTCCCTCTTTAGTTTCGCTACGGATGCCGCCTTGCGGATTTTTTAAATGCCAAGTTGTTGCATATGGCACAACTAAAATTTTGTAGCCGTTAAGATACAAACCGTATGTAAATAGTGTTTCTTCCCGATGGGCTACACGGGATAACCCTAAGTTATAATCATAAACACCAGCACGGTATAAAAATGAACAATGCAAATGCTGAACTTCTTGCACGGCTTGTATACGATCCCATTGTATATTGGGTTCTTTATCTATATTTTCTACCCTACCAGTTGATTGGGAACAGTCAATTTGTAAAGGTGGAGTAAGAATTTCGCCACCGATTGCGCCAACATTGTCTGCAATATGTGATGATAATTCTTCTAATACATGGGGTTCTGGAATGGCATCATCATCAACCCGCCAAACCCATTCATAGCCCATCGTATTAGCCGCCTGATGTATATGATGCTGGCCCTTCTTTTCTGCAAACAACCACTCCCATTCCACGCCCTTAATGTCTAACATTTGAAAGAAATATTGATAAATCATTTCTTTTCGCATATCTAACGGTTCATCGTTATCATCAAATATCACCAGCTTATCTGGCAATACCGTTTGATTGATAATGGCGTTTAATACTAATGGAAGAGTAGTAAAATATCTGCCCCGTGTGGCCACAGAACATAAAATGCCTTTTTTCTGTGGAACAGAATCGTATTTAGCTATCATTAAATTAAATCGATTGAATTCGTTAATTGCTTTAGGGTATCTGGATATATTTCCGTGTTCGCCAATGTAGGAAATATCAAAACCTTTAAAGTGGCTTTCGTTTATGCCGTGAATTTTGTGATGTTCGCCCCAAAACCCTTTTGGTTCATTCCAGGGGCAAGTAATCAATAGCCGTTTGCAATGCTTCTTGAGTTTTTCGGCAATTTCTAGGCCGTTGTCTAAATGCTCTATAACCTCAAAAGCAATAATGGTGTCGTATTGTTCTAATGGATAAGTGTTGATGTCCGCATTAACAAATTTGTTAATACCATCCCATCCTTGTGCTTTAGCGTTTTCAATGATTTTAGGGTCGTAATCTAGCCCTGTATATTCAATGTCTTTTGGCAAAAACTGTCTGCCATAGCCATTGGAACAACCAATTTCTAGTATTTTTTTTCCTAGAAGATTGTCCCTAGCCCAAAAATAACGGGTTGATTCTCTTGGGTAAACTTCATCACCTTTTAAGAATACAGCCCGTTCATAGTTGTTCATCAACTCATTTACTTCATCTTGTTTTGTCATGTTTTTATATTAATTAGTGCGGATAAACGGCATCTACTATCATTCCCGCTGTTAATCCTGTTCCAAATACAATGCTTGTGCCGCTAGTTACTGTTACATCTGTACCGTTACGCATCTTAACGCCATTCAAATACACTTCGATTTTGCCAGATGTATAAGTTGTAGATGTGCTAAACGATGTTTGGCTGGCGGTGGCCGTAAATGTGTCATAAGTTAATATGCCACTACTTGTGCCTGAATATCCGCTAAATCCGCTATATCCAGAAATTCCAGAACCACTATATCCAGAGTAACCAGAATAGCCAGAGATTCCGCTACCGCTATATCCAGAATAACCCGATATACCAGATGCACCATTAGTGCCGTTTGTTCCAGAAATTCCAGAATAACCGCTGTAACCAGATTGACCAACTGCACCCGAATAACCGCTGTAGCCACTTATCCCCGAACCGCTGTAACCCGAATAACCAGAAATTCCTGAGCCACTATAGCCTGAAATACCAGAATAACCGCTAATACCGCTGTAACCCGAATAGCCACTAATACCGCTATATCCTGATTGGGTATACATTACTTGTGTAGCGGTAACAATTACACCTGGCGTTACTGGTACAGTTGGCCCAGTTTGTGCGCTAGTTGTTGCAATAGAAATAGTAGTTGCAGAAACCGCCCAAGCTAATTGCAAATAATCACCAGCATTAACAGTCAATACATAATTAACTGCGGCAATTAACGCACCAGCACCGCCATGCGCTGTACCTGGCACATTGTAAATAGAATTACTATCTGCAACATCAGAACCATTTTTTCTTAGCCATACATCAACATTATCGCCATTTGAATCTGTATTTGCGAATTGCAATGAATATTCAAGATTGTATGTGCCAGCATTTGCAAAAGTAATTTGATTGCCAGAAACAATACTTACGCCATTGGCTTCAAATTGATTACCAATATTTACAATATAAGCAGTTGTTGTGTTTGCGGCAGTTTGATTGGTGGTGTCATAGAATGAACCATAAAAACCATGTGCGCCACCGCCACCGTTTTGACCACTAAATCCTGAGTAACCAGAAATTCCAGAATAACCACTTTGACCAAGTGCGCCAGAATATCCAGAAATTCCAGAGTAACCAGAATAGCCACTTACGCCAGAACCAGAATATCCGCTGTAACCAGAGTAGCCAGAAATACCACTACCGCTATAACCGCTAAATCCGCTGTAGCCTGATATACCAGAACCAGAATATCCGCTGATGCCCGAAAAGCCAGAGTAGCCACTTATGCCCGAAAATCCTGAATATCCAGAAACGCCAGAGCCAGAGTAGCCACTATAGCCACTAACTCCCGATCCGCTATATCCACTAATTCCTGAATAGCCAGAATAACCGCTAATTCCAGAATAGCCTGATTGACCGTCTATACCTGAATAACCAGATATACCAGAAAAGCCACTATACCCACTTATGCCACTAAAACCGCTGTAGCCAGATACACCTGATCCACTATAGCCACTATATCCACTTGTTCCAGATTGGCCATCTTGCCCAGAATATCCGCTGATACCTGAAAATCCGCTGTAACCAGACTGACCATCAATTCCTGAATAGCCACTAATGCCGCTAAATCCAGAGTAACCAGACAATCCCGAAAAACCACTAATTCCAGATTGGCCAACTGCACCACTAAAACCAGAATAACCCGATGTGCCAGATAAACCTACTGCACCAGAATAACCAGAAATTCCGCTGAA